GAGAAAGATGAGAAAGTTCATATACTGTCTCAACACTTTAATACTGAGTATGAATGTAAAGAGTTCGTTGGTACTTGGGAAGGCCTTATTCGTAGTCGAGGATTGTCATCTGCACAAAACATGTTAGCAGATGGGTATAAGATATCGTTAACTCACATTGGTTGCACTATGGCACCAGATTTGGATAATAAATGAGCGGTATGCATTTGTTGCCGGTGTACTACACCACAACAAACAGTAAGAAACGCAAGGCAGGCAAGAAGACTCAAAGTCAACTTGCTGCCGAGCGTGATCATCAAAAGTTTTTAAAGAAAATGGGAATAGGCACTCGTAGCTCAGTTGGATTAGAGCAACGGTCTTCTAAACCGTGGGTCACAGGTTCGAGTCCTGTCGAGTGCGCCAAACCAAAGGTCGTATATGACTCTTCTATGGCAAAGAAAGAAGAGATGGTTTATACGGGAACTGAAATCATAGGGATTGCCCAGATGCATAAATCTAATGCAGTCCCTGTTCGTAGCAAGAAGTCAGCTGAAGAAATTGCTAAGATGAGGCGAGGGTGAACACAGAAATCTTCAATGAAACCTTCAAACTTGCTCAGTCAGTAGAGCCAGTGAGAGGTGCAAGAATTGCGGCCGCTGTGGTTCGTAAAGGAAAGGTTGTGTCTTTTGGTTATAATCATAAAAAGTCACATCCTTTCCAAGCTAAGTTTTGTAAGAACAATCATGCAGTATTTTTTCACGCTGAAGTTCATGCTATAAAGAATGCTCTAAATAGTGTTAATGTAGATGATTTATCAAAGTGTGATTTATATATTGTAAGAGCAAAACGAAATAAAGAAAACAAAAAATGGCTCACTGGTTTATCAAAACCGTGCAGTGGTTGCCAAAAGTGTATTGACTTATTTGATTTAAATAGTGTATACTATTCTAAAGAAGGAGAAATTTAGTGAGAGTTGAAGTGCGTAATAATAATGTTGATGGGGCATTGCGTGTCCTAAAGAAGAAACTACAACAAGATGGTTTGTTCAATGAGATGAGGAACAGAGAAGCCCATGAGAGTAAGGGTGAAAAGGGTCGAAGGAAGAAAGCTTCTGGTCGGCAACGATGGCTTAAAGAACAAGCGAAAAGGTTAGAAGAGCATGGTTTCTGAAGATACTGAAGAGAAGAAAACTAGGACAGCAGAGATTGAACTAGAGACACACGAAATTGCTACTAAGACAACTACTCCATTACATACCACCGATTGGTATATCAAGTGGGTTGCATCTGTTATTCTCATGGTAGGAATGATTCTTGCTTCAAACAATCTATATCCTTGGAATATTCTTGTTCAATGTATAGGAATTTGTGGTTGGTTAGTTGTTGCATTGATGTGGAATGACCGCTCTTTAATTATTGTCAATGCAGTTGGATTGGCTATTCTTATGAATGGTCTGATTGGTTACTGGTTAAAATTGGGATAAATAGTATAATGGCTAGAAAGATTAAATCAAAGACTGATAACAAAGGTTGGACTGATCCTTCAAAGAAGAAGGTTCGTAAGAAACGTAAACCTATGACGGATGAGCAGAAGGTGGCTGCGTCAGAGCGTCTTGAGAAAGCCCGTGCTGCCCGTGCTGCTAAGAACCCTGACTATGGTATGACGGGCATTCATGAGAGTTTGCGTGATCTACCAGATGATTATCCAATAACTCCAAAGAAGGTAAAGGTTTGGATTAAGACACAAAAAGAACTCGTATCTATGGAACGTAAGAATGAGAAGGCAGATGTGAAAGGTGCAACTGCTCGTAAAGCATCTCACGAAGCATATGTTCGTAACTTGCTAAAATATCTAAAGGATGGTGATTATGTGGATACGTTTTATGGAGAACATCAAGATAAAATAATATCCAATAGATGTTTAGCTCAAGCTTACTATTGGGAAGGACCGAAAATAGGAGAACCAAAGTTTGATGTTGGTACATATTATCCACTCTTAGGGACAGTCTACACTCAAGAAATGTTTAACGAAGATAGAGGTATCAGTGATGAAGGAAGACCAGAAGGAAAGCCCAAGCGCACAAAACGTGATAAAGGGACCGTGGAAACTAAAAGGAAAAAAGGAAGTCGTAGTTCCTGACCTTGATGTTATTGCTCTGCAAGAAAATATCATGTTTGCTGATGATTTGACAGAATCTTGTTTGGTGCAGATGATACATACTATGGGAGAGAACGGCGTTGAAATCGGTGACAAAGAGTTCGTTAGAGATATCGGATTTGTTATCGAGGCAGTCAAAAGCACAATTTACCGTGATATGGGATTAGTGCATCCTATGAGTAGAGTTATGGAGATGCTAACAAAAATTAATGTTGATGAGAAGAACAGCATGAACAGTCAGGTTGATTTGGACTTGCTTGAAAAGGTCGAGATTGTTGAACTTGATACAGACGAAGAACCAACACCCGCATGAGGTTGTAATGATAAAAATATATGATGATTTTTTCAGTGAAGATGAAAATATTATAATTAATAATTTACTAGAAAGACCACAATGGTCGTTTGCTGGTGGAGGTCCGGAAATTGACAGCCGGGGCAATAGAATCGCACCAGTTCCATCATATTTCTGGCACATGAATAATTTAGAAGAAGAACATTATTTTTTATTCCTATACGATAATGTGATTAAAAAATTAGAATTAGAAAATGCATCATTAGTTAGATGTTATGCTAATGGTCAAACAGCAGGACAATCGGGTATTCCTCATACAGATGATGGTGATCTGACAATTTTATATTATCCTACACCGTGGGAACATTTTTTAGGTGGTCATTTAAATTTTATAAAGGATGGTGATATAGAAAAAGTTGTTGAATATAAACAAAATAGGCTGGTTAGTTTTCCAGCAAAAATGAGGCATTATGCTAGTCCACCAGAAAGGCATTATGCCGGTTTGAGAACATCCCTCGCATTTAAGGTAAAAATAAATGATTTTAGTTGATATGAACCAGATTAGTCTGGCAAGCGTGATGATGCATTTGAATATTACGAAGAGAGGTAGTGTTGATGCTGGTATGGTTCGCCATATGATTCTCAATTCTCTTCGCATGTATCGTGAGAGATTTTTTGATGAGTATGGTGAGCTAGTTATTTGCTATGACTCTAAACATTATTGGCGCAGAGATATTTTCCCTCAATATAAAGCAAGCCGCAAGAAGACTAGAGATTCATCCAGTCATGATTGGAATGATATCTTTGAGTTTCTAAATGCGTTCAAAGATGAGATGATTGAGTTTATGCCATATAAGGTATTGGAAGTTTATGGTGCAGAGGCAGATGATATCATCTACACTTTAACTCATGAATTCGAGACTGACAATGGAAAGACTTTAATCTTGTCTGGTGACAAGGATTTCATTCAGTTACAGAGATATAAAAATGTCACACAATATAGTCCAATCACCAAGAAATTTATTGATGGAATGGTATGGAACGAATATCTAGATGAACATGTTCTGCGGGGAGATACCAGTGATGGTGTTCCTAATGTTCTTTCTCCAGACAATACCTTTGTAGACGGATTACGTCAACGACCACTAGGTAGAAAGAAAATTGAATCGTGGGTTGAACATAACATTGAGGATGTGTTGCCCAATGATGAGATAAAACGTAACTACCAAAGAAACAAGAAACTTATCGATTTAACAGAAGCTCCTCAAGAGTTATTTTCAGAAATAACAAAAACATGGAAAGAAGCAAAAACTAACCCTCGTAGTAAACTACTAAATTATTTTATACAAAATAGGTTGAGTGACCTAATGGATTGCATAGGAGATTTTTAATGCCCAGTACATACACGCCACTATTCCACGAAATTTTAGAAAAAGTATCAAGACTAAAAACAAAAAAACAGAAGGTTTCTTATTTGAAAGAAAATAATACGGCATCTCTTCGCATGGTAATCAAAGCATCTTTTGATCCCGGTATTATTTGGGCACTTCCCGCTGGTGAAGTTCCATATGCTGCAAATGATGCCCCAGAAGGCACAGAGCATACCATGCTTGCTTCTGAAGCAAATAAGTTGTATCATTATGTTCAAGGTGGTAACAATGCACTTTCTCAAAATAAAAGGGAGTCTATGTTTGTTCAACTTCTAGAAGGCCTCCACAAGAGCGAAGCCGAAATTCTAGTTTCTGCTAAAGACAAGTCCCTACATAAGATGTACAAGGGATTGTCTGATAACGTAGTCAAAGAAGCATTTGATTGGGATGACAACTATATGGTTGTTGAACATAATAGGCATGTATCAGTAGATGGACCAGCAAACATTACAAGCAGAGTTTAAAGAACTAGAATATGTTGCTGCCGACTTTCTAGAAAAGGAAGACTTTGAGTCAGCAGCTAAATGTTATAGACAGTTGATTGTAGATGACCCAGAAGATGCTAGGGCATACTATAATTTAGCAATCATACTG